CTCATCGCTACCATACTTATCATAGGTTTGTCGTGCTGCTACCCAAGCACCATGATCATTCATGGAAGGAATTAAACCATTCTTCATTCTATCTAATTGTTCAGAATGCTCTTCCTCGCTAATTCTAGTTAATCCAGGAACAAATACTGCCTTACCTTCACCATCATCACCATAGTGCATAGCAACTTTTCTTAGTTCTGCAATTTTTGTAATATCGCCACGCTCTGCTGGTATGTTTAATACACTGCCGTTACCGTCAGTAAACCATGCTCCGCTTGACTTTTTGTACACGTAAAGACCCCAATTGTAGTCTTTTTCTATTACTTTGCGTCGGACATTGCCAACTTTCTTAAGAATCTCATTATCCATAGCCATCAGTATAGCATATTATAGGGCTGAAGCGGTATTTATTGACCAAGTCACATCTTGATATACTTGTATTTTATCTGAATCTATGGTCAAACCATTATCATCATCAAATATTATTTTATTAGTTCCTAAGTATGTTTTATAAACATCTGATGGGTTTACTCCATATAAGTCTGATGATCCTATAATTAATGCCCTATTCCAAGTAAAGTTATTATTATAGTAAGCCCAATCAAAATTTGTTACCCCGTCTGTTTTTACTCTAATCCAAGGTCTTGTAATTGTTTTCTGTATTTGCTGTAAATTATTTGCTTGATAATAGGCTACGTTATTAAATAGTACTGGACCATTAATATTGATAGAGCCAAGGAATTCGTCAAAGTCTAAGGCTGACTCAAAGGATACTCCAAGGACTCCCCACTCTTTAGAGGTAAGAATTGGCTCTCTAACTACAATGCCATTCCAATAATAAATAACATTATCCAGAGTAGTATTATCTGATAGATTTTTTGCAAAAACTCTTGCTCTAAGACCAGTGTCGCTATCTGCTGTTAGGTAGAACTTTATAGTATCTCCCTTATAAACAATTTCAAATAACTCAGTTGGAACTGCTGGAAACTCATCTTCTGAATATCTTAACCACATTTGAACAGCACTAACTAAATAATCTGAAGCCAGAGCCTGATTTACTGGAAAAGAAATACCACGACTTTCTAATGACAAGATGTCTCCACGAACCTGTATTCCTGAGTCTTTAGTTAAATATAAATAAGGTGTACTTCCTTTATAAATTGTAAATGGATTTTTAGATTTATAATCAAAATAAATGCCAGATCGTTTATATGGAAATAGATCTACGCCAAATCTTGTTCCAATTGGATTAAAAGAATTATCGTTAAAAGCCTGAGATGCAAACTCTAAATTACGTAATAATACTGGTCTATTAAGAATTCCACGAACATTAAACTCTAAATGATAAACTACTGCTAAATCATTAAAGTCAATTGTTTTTGTTGGATATATTAAAGCATTATTAATAACCTCAAACTTTGTTGTTTCCCAATTTGGATACTCATTTATGTCAATAATTGAATCACGAAGGACTGGTTGAGTAGTAGTAAAATTACTATCAATAAGGTTTGCTCCATCTTCAATATATTGAAATGTTACATAACTCTTTATAACAGAATTACTAGTGTCATATCTGTATGTTTTTGTAGCCTGTTGTTCAGCGTCTTCGTAGTTATTCCATCCAGTAACTAATTGGTTATCAAAATCATAGTATGTTCTTTGAACTGGTTGAAAATATGCTTGATAAACATCTTGATAATTCCAAGATGAAGTAACCTCATCTTCTATTAAAGTTGTTGGTGAAGGAGAACCTATATTAAACTGTAAAAAATCTAAATCATAAAATTGATTTCCAACATCGTTTGTGACGTATTGTCCAAAGTAAGATAGTGGCAAGTAGTCTTGCCAAGATCCAGAAACGCCTATATCCAAGAAGTAAGTTCCATATGACTCCAGCGGTAACAAAGTATAACTTGCAAGATGTTCAAATAGTCCGATTGCATTTTCTTCTTCTGTTACCCCGCTTATAGATAAATCATCAAATATTGCTACTCCATCAATATTAAAGTAGTCAGATATTAATAAAGTATTTTTTGTTGTACAAAATCCTATAGAATATATTCTTCCTAAAAATGTTCCGCCTAAAGATCCATCTCCACCAACGTATACTTTTAAAGAATTTCTATTTCCAAAAAATGCTGCAATGTTTCCACCATATGTGTCTACTAAAGCATCAATCTTAATACCAACAGAGAATAATTGGTGACTTTCAATTGTTTCAGAGGTATAAATTTCTTCTTGAGTATTGTTATAGTTTAAAATATAAGAAATAGTATTATTATTCTGTTTAATTAAAAAATAATTGCTATTTAAGTTATTGTATATTTTAAATAGTATTTGTTCAGAATCTAGATTATGGTTACTAAAAACACCATAAAATGCATCTACTTGACTATTTAAAAGATTAAAGTTATTAAAGTTAAAATAACAAGTTTTACTGTTCCAAGAATTATTTGGTCTAAATGTAACAAATTTGTAATCATTTACTGGACCAGACTCTGAACTCTGTATTGTTTGATTATCAGTATATAGTTCTTCAGTTGTTTTATCGTCTAAATAAAATGTTGGAAGTTGGTATTCTGGAGTTCTTAAAACTTTGGTTGTTGTAGATAAATTATCAAAAGATCCTTGTTGCCATTCAGCAAAATCTGGATAAGTATAGTTTGCTGTATAGTCTGCAAATGGATAATCAATAAAAGCAGAAACACCGCCATATGCAGAGTTAATACCTTCTGGAGAAATAACTCCTTGACCATAAACCCACCTACGTTTAGCAACCGTTAATGGAACTTGATAAGAATAAATGGCTATACAGTCAATGTCTATTGGAGTAATATCTGAATATGAATAAAATCCAAGCCAATCTTGATTTTTATTATATTCATCATACTCTTCTGGAAGATCTAAATTGTCCGTTTCTATAATTAAAGATGCCACCTCTTCACCGTTTAATATTAATGTTGCAGCATTTCTAATTAATCTAATTTGAATAAGCATTGGTCTAAACCATTCTCCAACAAAATGAGATGAAAAGGTTTTACCAATTACTAAAGTTAAAAATCCATTATCAACATATAAGCCGTCATTGGATGCTATTGGACCAAAAATTTTTCTTGAAACACTTGAATCTGAGTTTATTCTTGTCCAAAATTCTATTGTATATTCTTTATGCTGACCAACTTTATTTAAAAATCCTTTTCCTGGAATAATTAATGATGGTTCACCACTAGGGTTTGGTTTAAGTGTTGTTACATTTGATGCACCATATACTAGTGGAATACTTGTATTTTTTGCAAGAAGTTTATTATCTGAAACAATGTAATATGCTAAATCACCAGATATTCCATATGCTGGAGATGCCACAACTTGTTCTGATTCTAAAGCAATATTTGCTGGCATACTAATTGGAGTAAGACCAAGTGACTGAGCATTAAACTCTTCTGACCACTGACCAACGGTAATGCCATTAACGTAATATAAATAATCAGATGGTATAGATCCACCAGTATATGATGTTATTTTTACTACCGCTCTTAGATTTGTATTTTCACTTTCAATTTCAGATGTTTGAGAAACAAATATCCAAGAGTCTGTGTTACCTGTTTCAATTTCATAGGTTTTTAACTTTTGAACTACCGTTGATGTTGTTGTATCTGTATACTCAAATCCAATAGCAACAGATTTTATATATTCGCTATCTATATAAATATGACTACCAACACAAAAAGTACCAAGACTTGAGTTTAAATCTGTAAAATTTACTAAATCTGGACTAATGCAAACAATATCTCCAGTGCCAGATGGTGGAACATCACCCTCTAATTTATTTACTTCTATACTTGGAAATGGTGCATCTACATCTAATGTTTCTAAAGATGCAGATCCTCCAGTTACCGTCCAAGTTGAATTAATATCTTGATAGTCTGAATCTATTAAACTTATATAGTCAACTGCTCCATCTAATGCCCATAATGCTAGAGGGTGCTCTGCAAATATTTTCTCTGCATATAAATTGGATGGGTTAGACATAGTTCTCCTATCCTCTTATTATAGCAGGATGAAGACTAATATAATTTGATTTCGCAAGCGTCTGTTGAACAGTATTTTTCAGACTCTGCGTCAAGATTATCCTTACCATCATAAATAGCAGACCAATCAATTTTACCAATTTTACCCACATAAGAATTATATTCTTCTCTTGTAATATTGGTATATGGTTGTTGTGGATAAGTTTGATTACCCATAGGTAAAAATGAAACTGCCTTTAATTGACCCTCATACATATGTAATGCTGGAGCAATATGCTTAGTCTCAGATTCTTTATCAAATGATAGAGTTACAGACACTCCATTGTCAGACCAATACTTTTGAGCGGTAGCAGCCAAACCAATCTTTTCAAAAAGACTTACATCTTTTTCAGAACGAGGATGTCCAGATGCTACTGGAAAATATACTACTGAAGTGTTTGCTGATACAAGGTCATCTTCAATTTTATACCCTGCTGCTTTAAATAAATGAAGCATTGGATCTGTATTTCCAAACCTAATAGCACGAAGATAAAATGCTCCGCCAGGACCCCAGTGAACTCCAGGAGTTGCGCCAGAAAGTAATGATACAGAGCCAGAAGGTTTGACGGTAGTTACACGAATTGATTCACGTACACATAACCATTCTGAATATGAGTGATCGTATGCACGAATCTTTTTATACCCTTCGTCCATCCACTCACGAATTACTGGCATACCTTTTGTATCTGCAAATGATGCAATGCCAGTTAGAGATGTTCCAATACGACGATTACGTTGCATAATTCCATTTGTGGTTTGCCAATGTGTTGGCATAAGTGTAACGGTTTTACCATATAAGTAGGCAAACTTTAATGTACGTAAAAAGTCTTCTTTGTCTTCATGACGATTTAAATGAACTTCTACAAGAGTGCATAATTCGTAAGATTCTAGTGGTTGCTCAGCACATGGATTAAATCCCATAACACGAGAATCTTTATAATCTGGTGCATCTGCTAATCTTCCATAATCTCTAGCAACATCTAGCCAAATAAATCCTGGCTCACCATTATCTGCAATTAAGTTAACATAGTCTTCATACTTTGTTCCAACTTCTGCAGCGATAGAATTATTAGACATCCAAGCCCATCCTGGATTTTTTGAATCAAATGAATTTCTGTCTGGAAAAACCTCTGCATTTTTTAAATTAATAAAATCTTTGTCTTCTGGTAGTCCTAAAGCCAAGGTAGCAGAACGACGAACATTTCCAGACACAACACATGTACCAATAAGGTTAACAATATCTACTATTGCCCTAGAATCAAGTTTTTCTCCTGTTCTACCGCCGATAACTGCGTCTATCTTGTTATGTAGTGCAATAAGTGGTGCTGGACCGCTAGCAACCCCTCCAAAGCCTTTTATAGGGGCACCTAGAGGACGGATAAGGTCATAGTTAAACTTCTGTATAGCCTGATTAGGACGTAGATATGAGTTTAAAAGCATTCTTACAGAGTCTACCCAACCCTCACGAGTATCTGGAATTTCCCATACATTTTCTGGTTCTGTTGGGGCATAAATAGGCATCTCTTTGTCTTGACCAATAGTGTCAAACCCTACACCTATACCTAGCATTAAGGCATCCATTACCCAAGCAAATAAGGCTCCTGGATCATTGCGATCAATATCACGAGTAGAGACCATGGCACAATTTTGCAAAGAAGCAGAGTTACGTTTTTCCATAGTCATAGGAGTTCCAAATGCCCATAGACCACGACCTGGTGGAGTCCACTTTAAGTTGAACATTCTGTCATAGGCTTCTTGAGCAGACTTTTGAGCCTTGTTATCATTCCATGGAAGCCTATTATCTTTAGCGTGGTTTTTTTGTACTGAGTACATTCCCTCAATTACCCGTTTACAAACTTCATGCCATCTTTCTTTTGTTCCGTCTTCTTTCATACGAGAATATGTACGTATAAAAGTGATTTCACCTAATGAGTTAGAGCCTGCATCTGTAAAACCAAATGGTGCTGATACTCTAACATATTTATTTATGAATTCATCTGTTAAACGAAAAGAAAAGATATCTGACATTTGTGTTCCAACTTTCTATTAAAATATTATAAGTACTTTGACAATTCCAAAGCACTCTTAGTATATCATAAGTTTAAAATAAAAAAATACGCACAAACTATAAATTAAATCTTTACTTTATGGTTAGGTACTTTTATAAAATAAAAGTATACTGTATTATCCAAATTTACTACTATTGATATGACACATCTCTATCTGATTAATGTTTAGATGTTTTGGTAAAGACCCAACCCAATAAATTGCTTGGGCTAAATCTTCTGCAGACAAAGCATACTCTTTTTTTTGTTCTTGAGTATCAATTGTAGCAGGACAAATTTCAGTTATCTTTATATTATACTCTGGAAACTCTAACCTCATTGTATCTATTAATCCCCGTTCACCACGCTTAGCGTTGGTATAGTTTCCTCCACCACGATAAGGAATTTTTCCACCAAATGATGTTACAAAAATAATAGTTGAAGATTCTGATTTTTGCATACATGGTACAAATAGTTGAGATAGGTACATTGGGCCAGTTACATTTATATCATAGGCTATTCTAAAGTTTTCTGGAGTCTCATTAATTATTTTTGTAGGACCAGCACCACCCCCAGCATTGTTAACCAATAGATCAAGGGTTATACCCTTGTATTTTTCAAAAAATATCTCTATTGCCCTAGAATCTGTAATATCTAACTGATACATTTCAACATTATCAGAAACTAATTCTGAAACTTTTGATAAATTTCTAGATACTGCTATAACTTTATATCCATTTTGGGATAAAAGTTTTACAGTCGCATACCCAACGCCTTTACTTGCGCCAGTTACTATTGCTGTTTTCATTACATAGACCTATGAAATTCCATATCGTTGTGAATCCAGTGTCCTGGTACCATGTACTTAATACCACGTTTAACTCTATGCGCTGTATGAAAATACGGTGCCCCAGATGGGAAAATTATTACACTATTGGCCTTTGGCTTTACTGCAAAATCAAATGATTTTTCTGCAACCGCAATGTCATAATCTGGATCTACTGCTGGTGCACCACTTACCCAACCCTTATCGCTAGTCCATCCTCCATCATAATCTTTTAACTGAAAAGATATTTCTCCACCCTCGCAATCATCATTTAGATACATTACAAGTGAATATCTCAAAGTCTTGTCTCCATCTAATTGATCAAAATGTGATCCCATATCAGTGTTTGGATTATATTTTTTTATATTAAAAGTAGGGAATATTCTTGGCTCATCTGTGTCTCCTATAGATTCTGCGTAATCTTTAGATACTTTATTAAATGTATCTAGAACAGATTGATATATGTATCTCATTTTTTCTTTTATTGGATCATCAAAATTTTTGATTGCTTTTATATCATATGTCTTAGTGACTCCGTATATAAAGTTTTTATCATTTGAAGATGTCCATAAATCCCAATTATTTACTTGTCCGTCTGGAGACCCAATATCGTCCAACTCTTTAATAGTATTCATAAAATAATCAAAGTTGTCTATTGCATCTGTGTAATAGTAAACCTTTTCATTTAAAATTTCTTTATTCATAGCATCTCCTTTTAGTATTTATGTTTTTCATAATATCCTTTTTCCTTTATAAATCCAACTATAACATACCTTATTGGCCCATCTTTAACATGCTTTACTCCATGTTCATGCTTGCTGTCTCCAGGGAAAAATAACAAATCTCTTGGCTTGGGCCTTACTTTTAAATCAATATTTTTAAAAAACAGTTCTCCTTCTGCATAGTCATCATTAATATAGATAATTGTTGCGTATCTTATAGATGGATCAGTATCTTGATCAACATGAGATTTTAATTCTACTTCTGGCTGCATTCTTTGAATTGTAGCAAGACCACTCAATTCTAACTCTGGAAATGAATCAACAATCAAATCGGACAACCTTTTATAAAAAATATTTTGTTCTTTGTGATGTTTAATGTTTAAATTTTTGTCTACCCAGTTTTGGGTAATTTCAAATTTACCCTCAGCAACAAGATTTTCAACATCATCTCTTCCAAACTTTTTCATACAAAAGTTTTTTAAGTTGCCCATATACTCAACCTCCCAATCTTCTTGAGAAACAGAATTAATAACATTCCAAATAAAATCTAACTCTTCTTTTGTTAAGAAATCTTTGATCAGTAAAACTTCATCTGTTATTTCTTCAAACTTAAGATTATTAGTGGTTAGGTTTTGTTTGAATTTTTCAATCATGAGGGATTACTCCTGTATCGTCAATTTTATACCTATTGCCATTAGCATCTAACTTCCAGCCCTGTTTTAGTAACTGTTGCCATTCTGCTCTTTCAATCTCTTGTTTTGCTCTGGTTTCCTTCATCTCTTCTGCCCAAGCATCTCTAAGTTCTTGTGGATAAGCAGATTCTTCTCTATCATCCCAAAAAGATCCAATGGTATATCTTACTCCACTTTCTATTAATGAAACTTCATGCATATTATTAAATCCCCCGTCAAATACGGCAAGCATTCCTACTTGTGGCTTAATTTCTATATTTTGATCTGGAAATCTTAATAGTCCACCTTTAAAGTTATCATTTAAATAAAGGAATCCAGCATATCTACTTCTTGTAAATGCTCCAGAGTTTCCTTCAGCATCTGTATTATCTGAATGTACTCTTGCATATGCACCTGGCTCCCATTTTTGTGTATGATATCCAATCTTGCAAATTATTTTAGGATTAAGATCGTGAACTGAGGCAATTGCTTCTGGCATTGCTTTTTCAATGTCTGAAAAAATTGTTGGACTTAATCCAAGAGCAATTACTTCTTGATCATTATCTAATGGTAGTACAGAAGAATAAGATTCATAAAAAGATATTGGCATCCAGGATATGCTTCCATTTTCTGCATGTTTATCTAAAACTTTTATAATCTTAGCAGAAGTTTCTGCATCTAAAAAGTTTTCATAAATTACAATATCTTTTGTTATTCTTTTTTTATGATTTAAGTTCATTGTATTCTTACCCCATCTTCTATAACACTTCTTTGTGGATATTTAATATAATACTCTTTAAATAATTCGTCTTGCATAGACCACCATATGTTTTTTCCAAATTTAGACTCATTTTCAATCCATTCATTGGATGCATCCTGATATAATTTCCAATACATTCTAGAAAAATATTTATGCTCCCCCTTTGCTGGCATAACCCCATGCAAATACACCTCGCCATCCTCAGTTAATATTTCTGGATGTCCTGAAGGAAAAACAATATAATCTCCTGCCTGTGGTTTATATTTTAGAAGTTTTTTGCCAATACAAAAATCTAACTCTCCACCTTCATAATCATCATTAAAATATGCAAGAGCAGTTATTGCAAAGTTATGTCCTGGTGACTTTCTTTCTGCTGCTACATAATCGGTATGATAGTTCATTCTATATTCTTTGTTTTCATTACTAATATGATACTTACATATACTTGGGCCACTCATTATCCATTTTTTTACTGTTTGATTTTGGTAATTTATTATAGTTTCATCTATATTATTAAATAGATCAATATTATTTTTATTACAATAGTCTTTTGTTACTAAATAAAAATTTTTAACAATTTGTTCATATACTTCTTTATGATTTTTTTGATTTTCAGTGAAATCTTCTTTTGTAATCACTTCTCCTTTAATATTTATATTACTATTTGATAAGACTGGACTCATATATTCTCCAAATGATGACCACTGAGTCCATTTTTCAAATAACCTATCTTCATTGTTGTTGTTAGATTCTTTTATAGTATTAAATATTTTATTTATATCTTTAAAAACATTTTTATATACAATTATTTTAGGATATATTTCTTTTGATTTTAATTCCTCTATCATGGCTTTCTATCTCCTGTATGCTCTATAATTTCCCAAAAAAATGGGCAGGTATATCTAATTCCACTTTTTACTTCTGTAACACCATGTATGTAGTTCATGTCTCCTGGGAAAAAATAGGCAGCACCCTTTTTAGGTTTAAATTTAATTCCTTGATTTGGAAAATATAACTCTCCACCCTCATAGTCTTCATTTAAATAAAATAAACTTGAAAGATCATAATTAGGAAAATCATTTGGAAGTCCAGCATCTGGACCTTCGTGTAATTCTTTGTCTGCATGAGGGTTTTGAAGTTGTCCTGGTAGCCATCTTACAATTGTAGTTCCAGTTGGAATAACCTTAACTTTATAAAAATTTTCAATAATTGGTTTTAGCCTTTCAAACAAACCTGCAATTATTGGAGATATAGATGGATTATTTTTATCTAATGTTGGTTGAGTTGCAACTCTGTCTTTCCAATAATCAGAATCGTAAACTACCGTGCCATTTTCGTTTATATGGCTTTCTGTCACATCCCAAATTGTTAATGACTTTGCAGCCTTTTCCAAAAAATCTATTTCTTCTTGAGTCATAAAATTTTCTAGTTCAACAATCATATCTTTTCCATTACCAAACCAACCAGATGGTGTTATGGATGGCTTTCTTTGAACAACTTTGTATTTTTCCATATTTATATTATATCGCCTTTCGTATTATCTTTAACTGAAAGTTTTAGGGTTTTTACTTCGTGAGAGCCTAGGCTTTCTCCCTTTTCATTTACAGCATTTCTATACCAGTCTGTCCATTGCCCAACTTTATTTATTTCTTGTGCTGCATCTCCATAAGATTGATTTGCCTGCTGTCTTTTATTGTCTATATCCTGATATTCATTAATTTCAATACATGAATTATTCAAAGCACTTAAGGATATTGGAATAATTGTTGCTAATGGCGTTCCTGCTTTTATTAGCACTTCTTTATTTGCAGATCGTGCTTTAATTGCTAAAGGAAGTGGATTGTCATAAAAGGATGTACTCATTAAACAAGACATTGTTTCAAAATCATCACTAAAATAATTAACTGGATTAATTGTAAATAAACTAAATTCTTGTGTTGTTTTAAAATGTAATCCAGTATTAAAACTTAAACTTGATTGTCCTCTTCCAGTATAGCAAACATCTTCCCCTTTTAAAATTTTAACATTGTCTTTAGTTTGATCATTAATGCCATTCCAAATAAAAGATATGTCATCCAAACAAGATATGTTCCATCCAATTACATTTGCTTGAGTTACTGGAAAACAACGATATGCATGTTTTTCTGAAGTTGCATCCATCCAATCTCTTTTTATTGACATTGGATTTATTTCAAAAACACAACCTAGCATTTTTTCAACTATAATGTTATACACTATTCATTATCCCATTTTGGATCATACATGTCTGGCACATGAAATTTTTTACTATAGTCTAACATTGTTACAATAGAATACTTTGTTCCAGAATGAACGGGCATTGCTTGATGAGGATACATAAAATTAGATGGAAAGACATAAAGATCTCCAGCCTTTGGCTTAATATTTAAATTTTGTAATCTAAAATATAATTCTCCACCGTCGTAGTCATCATTAATATACGCAACTAAAGAAACTGTGCAATTATAAGAATACCCGTGATCGTGGTGCTCTTTAAAATGTTGTTTTGGACCATATTTAATAAAATTAAAAGCCTCCCAATATTTTAATTTCATAATATTGTAATCTCGGCTATAATCTTCAACGGCTGCGGACTGAGCATCATAAACATCTTGCCAAATTTTTTGCAATTTTAATGAATCTTCACTTTTATCTTGTTCTATATCAGTTTTTTTAAATTTAAAATCTACACAGTCTCTGTAATCAGGCATTAACTGTTGATAACCTACATATGCTGGCATCCAATGATATTTTTTACCTTCTGGTGACAACTCTCCATATCCAGCAACAGAACCCAAACAACTTTCAAGTCTATTAATTATGTCAAATTCTTTTTTTATTACTCCACGATAGCAGGTTATTCCTTGTCCCAAATTTTCTTTTTCTGTCCATGTTTGCATTTTATCTCCTATTTATATTCTCTTCTTGACCAGACTTTGTTCTTGTATACTCCGCCATCTGGTTGACGGAAAAACTGCATGTTTGTAACCATTTTATCATATATCTTAGACTGATCCAAAATATCTATTTCATGTTCCCAATTTTCTCTTTTAAATGGAAGTACCTGCAAGTATGGTGTTCCTGCTGAAATTGTTCCTTCCCAACCCTCTACTATAAAAAATGGAAAACTTCCCAGAAGGTGTACCTTGTCGCTATCTACAACTCCCGTTGTGTTAATAAATGGAAGATCAAATCTATTCATAGGAGTCATAAATAATGCACTATAGCCTTCTGGTAATTCTAATCCCCATGGAGAACTCCAAGCAAAATGATAACTATAATATCCTCTAGGATGTTTAAACTGTGACATTGGTGGTCTTTGAATACAGAAATCTTTATATCTAAGATCATTAATAGTAACATTTATGATGCCCTGAGAATTTTTAGAAAATGTTAAATCACATGGAGTTTTAAAAACATATCCAGTTGTAAATGCATCCATAATGGCTGGACAGGCTTTCCATGTTGGAATTTTTCCATAATCATCCGTTGTTCCTTCTTTTGGAAATGGACAAACTTCTTTTGTTGCTTTATAGTATTCTCCATTTGGCATTTTTGCAAATCTTTCTGCATTTTTGTACCAGTCTGGAATTTCTTTTTGAGTAGGGACAGGAACAGAAATATCTTCCTTGTTTAGCCAAGGCCTAAATGATCTAAACTTAGCAACTAAAAACATTATTTGTGACCTATTTCATTTATATCGGTCATAATAACAACGCAGTATTTTGTTCCTGATTGCATTGGAAGTGATGCATGTTCATAAATATAGTTTGAAGGAAATACGGCTATATCTCCTACTTTTGGCTTAATAACAAGATTATCTAGTCGTGGAAATTTAATTTCTCCACCTTCATAATTATCATTTATGTATATAACAGCAGACACCGTACAGTTATACATTGGCCCATGGTCTGCATGAATTCTAAAATGTTTTCCTTCGCCTTCATATTTTACAAAATTAAATGCCTCATAATAAACAACATTAATTCCCCAAGACCTTGCATAGTCATCTATACAAAATTTTAATTTTTGATAAATTTCTTCATGTAAGTCAATTAATTCTGCATTAACATTGTCTCTTGGACCAAGGTCTTCTTGCTTATATTTAAAATCAACACAGTCTCGTGCTTTTTTAATTGGTTGATCAGAATTTGTAACTTTTGCTTCGTGCCATTTATAACGCTTACTACCATCTAAATTTGACTCTAAAATATTTATATATCTGTTGGCATCTTCTAATGAAAAAACATTGCTATAAACATTTAATCCTAATCCTAGATTTTTTACTGTAATATTATTTGCAATTTCTCTTGGCTGCATTCTATTTGATGTTGTTTCTGAACGATCTTTATTAAACCAAGCATCTTGAGTATCTTCATACTGAGTTTCCACTATATATCCTAACTATTATTCTTATATTGTATCATAAACAATTTAGTCATGAAGTTTATAAATTGTAAGTTCGGCATAATCATAAATTGGTGGTTTATCTAGATATCTTCTCATTTCATAATCATCTTCAG